GGATTTCGCTCTGCGTGCTTTGTCCGAATCTAGCAAGTTTTTTATCTAATCTTTTATCATCTACATAAGGATCGGAATTAACTTCCTCCTCTTCTTGATTTCTTTCTAGAGCTTGTTGAGTTAAACGTTCAGCTTCTATTCTTGCAGATCGCTCTTGCTCTAATTCTCTCTTATATTTTGCTTCTAATGCTCGAAAATTCAATTCTTTATCATTTGGCTTATTTTCTTGTAGATTCTCGACTTGATTTTCTGTCATAATTAAAATTTCTCCTTAACTGTTAAGACGTTATCTTATGAATCATGCACTAATTAAAAATTAAATTATGATAAAAGGCAAGGCCAGATGAAGATAAATATTCTTGATGCTCACGACAGATTACAAGAATTAAAAAAACAGTCGGATTATATCTCAGAAGGGTGCCAAAACTGTATAAAGAATAGGCCTGAAGAATTTGGAAATCATTCATTTTATATTTTTGCTCATAAGAGAGAGATAGGACAAGATGAAAGGATAAATATATTCACTCAAGATCTTCAAGAAAGCATCACCAATAGATTTTACATAAGAAAATATCTAAGATTAGATCAAATTCCTACACATAGGATGATATGGGCACCAAGACTGACAAAACCATCAGCACAGACAAATTCCATGTTATTTAAGGCTTATCCACCATCTGATAAAATAAAAGTGATATGGATTATTCCATCAAGGGAAACGTGGGAACAATATCTAAAAGATAAATTGACAGAGCATAAAATTGCATGTGAGAGTATTCAAGACTTTCAAAACAATAGATCTAAATTAGAAATGCCTGAAGAAGATGATTTGAGTGACTCTTCGGCAGATGCGATATATATCATGATGTGTTCGAATGCTCATAACAAGAAAATGATGGATAGGTTGTATAAATGAAACTCTCTAAAGAAGAATTGATAAAAAAATTTCCATGCTTAAATAAATTCAAAGATCAAAAATGGCTCTCAGATGAATCAATAAAACATGACTGTAATTATAAAGAGTTACCGTTAAAATCCGCTTTAGAATTAATAAATGAAATAATTGAATTTTCAGAAAAAACAAAATTTAACAGCAACTGGGAAATTTGCTTTAGTATAAAAAAAAGATTAGAACAAGCAAAAGATCTTATTTTATATTTTTGTCAAGATTCATCAGAAGAAAAATTCATTAAAGGAGACGATATCTAGTCGTCTCAAAATCTATCTAGAATAATCAACCACAGAGAACACAGAGCGCACAGACGGTGAATTGGATTTCTTTTACTAAATCAGACTCGACTATCTAATCCACAATATCCCATTCGCTAGATAAAAAAACAGAAAATGGAAGTAAAGGAGAAACCTCCAGTTCCTCAGATGTAATAGCTGTATATTTTTTTCTATGTTTTCCAAACATTTTCACGTTTTCTTCTTTAATACCTATATATTTTTCCTTAGGCCAAGATTTCAATTTAATTTTTTTACCCTCTTTCATCAAAGCCATTGCTGAAAAAAAATCCATATTTACCTCAATTTAAATATTTAAACAACTGATTTTGGAGGAATGTTCAGCTTCTTAGGAGTCATATAATTCGCTCCAACACTATCCTCACGCATTCTACCTAATTTCGCTTTAATTCCTGTCCCGTAGTTATCACCCATGCCATATTTAGTATTTGCTGTATGGGCGAAGCGATTCTTTCCTATTTTCTTAGGCTGTTCCCGATTGGGTTGTTGGGCTTGTTGGGCTATTGCCATCATTATCCTCTCTGTAAAGTTCTTGAATTAATCTAAATTTAGGATGATTTTTCATCTCTTCAGTGAGTTCCCTATAAACTAATTTTATTCCTGTGTCTTTACATGTACCAATTTCATAAGAATAATCCATTATCCCCCCTCATGCCACTTCATCAAATTTCATCGTACTAACACTTCTTCTATCAGTAGGAAGTACAGCTGTCTTTGATTTAGGATTGCCTTCATGTCCTACTGGCTGTCTATGTCCAACTCCGTAATGAGTTCCTGTATTCACAAAACAGCTAGATCTTTGATCATATTGAGGACAACGAAAATCCCATGGGGAATTTTTTCCGTCTTCTGGTTGATCTTTTGGATCTTGTTTTTTAATATCTGTAGGGTCTTTAAAGCCTGATTTCATAATTTCTCCAATTTAAAAAGGCACTACAATAAGCTCCCGCATAACTGCTCTATGCAAGACAATTGCTTCGATGTTTTAGATCTCGGCTGTGCCTGCCGTAAATATTAATTTCTAGTTCCTGGCTTCATTGGATGCCCATGAACTTTCTTTTTGTTCATCATCTGTTGGTCCTTAATAGCTTCGGTCGTATCTTCGTAATGACCTAATGCCCCAAAACCTTCTGCTGAAGATTCATCTTTTGTCTTATGTGGACCATCTGGAAATACTGAGCTTTTTCCTTTAGATCCAGCCCAGAAAGAATAGTCATCAATTCTTTTACCTGCCATAACTCCCCCAATTTTTAACTCTTAAATTCTTAATTCTAATCTCTTGCATGATATCATGCAACCTGTTGACCCGGATTGTATGTCTGTTGACCCATTATTTTAGACATGAATTCATTTGCATTAGCTTCTTGGTATGCTTGCTGCTTCTCCTGATCTTCAACACCTTTTTGCTGATAGTCAAAAGATTGAATCTCAGATGTTTTCAGTGCAGTCTCAATTTCGCCATATTTGGCAATAACATCCATCATTTTCTCAATTGCTTCCATTTTGGATTTTGTTGCTAATGCCCTATTTTTGGATATTTCAGAAATTCTTTCCTCTAGAAGACCGATATTACTTTCAAATCTTCCATATCTTTCTTTAGCAGAAGCCAAGTTAACAGCAGCTTTAGACAGAAGCTCTTTAAGTTTCGCTTCTTCAAATGCATGCTGAATATTTTGAGCTTCGCTTTGAACGGCTGCTGCTTGTTGTTCTTGTTCTTGTAAGAATGGAATGATCTCTCCTTTGCCTGTAATATTCAGTTTAGGAATGATCATACTTGGCGGGAACACTTCACGTCCAAATGCTTGGTTCATATCCATCATCTGCTGAGCTTGCAAATTCTGTTGAGTAGGAGTTAAGTCTGATTCTTCTACTAATACCTGGAATTTAGAGAATATTTTGCTATAGAAGAATGAAGTTGGCTTTTCTCCAATCAATAACTTCACTTTCTCTGCATTCCAATTATTGAGAACTATCTTAAGTAATCTGTCTCCTAACATCTTATCTGAGAAATCCCACTGATCGAAATATTTCTGGAAAACCATCAAGTTTGCGGCTTGTTTCATTAGAAGCGTAAGACTGGAAATCTGTTTATCTTGCTGACCTGACCAATTCTCTATATTTATTCCTGATGTGGTGTAGATCAAATTCATCATCTGATCACCAAGAGCGATGTCAGACTCAGGAACTCCACTAGGGACAATCTTTTCGCAGTCTGTCATGTCATATCCTTCATTGATAATGACATCCCATCCCTGTCCTGATTTCTTTAGATTATCTTCATTAGATACTGCCCCAACTTTACGTTTCCATCCCGCATTAATTGTCGCTGCCGTTATGTCATTATTGGTGATGATACGCCAATTAAATAGGAATTGAGGATCTCGCATGGTTCTTACGAGTCCACGAGCTCTTAAATCGTAGTAGTTTTGATGTGGTTCATAATTCCAGACGTATGGGATAAAGGGACATTCATCAAATCCTAATGGATTATCCCCTTGATACATCAACTGATCATTGAGAATAGTAGCTAGTTTCCAGCATGGGACGGTAACATTAACTTCTTCCATGTCAGGGATGTTGTAGAGTAATTCTTCTAGGTCTGCAGTAGCAGCAAAATCGAAAAATTGATTTCTGCTGTGAGAGTACAAACGTTTCTTCTTCTTTTTCCACTTGTACCATACATAACTGAGAACCATGAGGTCGTTTCTGGCCATATTATAATTTTCAGGTAAGAAATAGAAACTTCCGTACCTCTGCGGAGTGCCAGCCATAGGAGCAATCGCTTCGAGTTTATCTGGAAAACGATCTTCGGCTTCCTTTTTGCTGATGTATTCTTGACACCAAACGAATTGAGCATCGGACATATCAGGGTTTCTAAAGTAAGGATCGACAAGGAAAGCATTGTATTCCCAAACTTTTACTTTTAAATCACCTTGTGCAGCATCTTCAGAATAGTCCAAATAAGGTTGTAATAGGCACATTCCAGAGATAGCAGCCAATTCTTTTGCTTTTGATTTCTGCTCATGGATTGAACCCATGTTTGCGCAATGCGTTATTAACTTCGTATATTGATCTGTAGTTTGAGGATCTGATCCTTCACATGGAACATAGTTGAAATTCTTTCTATGCTGTCTTTCGTAACCAGTGATCATGTTGACTGGTTGCTGGATGATATTGAAGTAATACTGATTATATGAACTGGTGGGAGAAAAGTTAAAGTATCGGTTTACAAACGTCTGAGAGCCAGCATAAAATAGAGTGTCGATATTGGATTGATTCCATCTCGATTGTTCGATTGGCTGAAATTTGGAATATAGATTATCCAACCATTGTCGGACGTTACCTTGGTTGGGCTCAAGTGCATTATTCCAAGGAGGATAGTAGAATGAAATATCAGACTCCGGGTTGAAGTGCTAAGTGTAAAACATAGTAGTTATTTATTCAAGTTCCTCATCTCCAAATATTTCTCTTCTTAATTCAAGGTGATTAATTTTTTCAGCCAAAGTTCTTCTTGATGGATGTCTTAATTTTCTTATAGATTTGGCATATATCATTCTAACCCTTTCTCTACTTACACCAATAATCTTCCCTATTGCTTCGTATGTTTTAGCTTTTTCTCCTAAAATTCCTAATCTGTGCATGATAACTTTAATTTCTCTATTTTCAAGAGTAGCAAGCAAGCGCCCCAAATTATCATCCGGATCTTCAATCGGATCTTCCTTATTATAATTCAATGGTTTCTTAACCATTTCATAGCCATCGCATCTAAATTCAAGTTCGATATTCTTTTTAATTCCTTCACTCTGCATCTTTTTCAAAGTGCTTTCTATTTCATTTAGGCGTTTTCCAATGTATTTGATTTCCCCAAAAGTTTGACAAGTATCCATCTTTTCAAATCGTTCAACATCTTTAGAAAATTTAGTCATTTCTCTATTGAAATCTGCCAATATCATTCTCAATTTTGAGTCGTTAATTGGGATAGGTGCTAGATATTTAATATCAGTAGTACTCTTCAAACATTCTACAATTCCTTGAATAGGAATGATTAAATTGATTATATGTGTTTCAAGCTTAGCCAGTCTTCTCGATATTTCTTTGATGTCTTCTTCCATTAAGATTCATTTTCCTTTGTTAAAATAAAATAATCCCATCCGGTTATATTGCATCCTCCAACTAAACAGCCTTCTTCATCTCTAAAAGTAATATTTCCATTATCGGAAATACTAGCTGTTTCCGCATATATTACGATTTGTGATGAATGGCTTGAATATCTTCTTTCAATTATGTATTTTTTCATTAAAAACCTCTTTGTCCAAATCTATTATTCCAGTTCTTTAAATGATCTTTATCATTCTTATATGGTTCATACACAGACACTTTATGAGTAGCAATCGCATAACGTAAAGCATCGATAGCATGATCGTCTTTCTTTACTGGCTCATCATATCCTCTTTCTGATGCTTTCTTATTCCAAACATATCCTTCTATTTCACGTATTAGATTCTTGCATTCCGCACAGACTACAAGTGTTCCTTTCTTCATCTCTGAGGTCATTATGAAGATTCCGTCTTCCACTTCATTATTAGCATTTACGGTATGCAATCCCCTTCTACCAAGCTCTATTTTGAATGACGCTGCGCTTGGATCAATATAGACATTCTTTACGTCGTATGGCTCTAAGAATTGTTGAACGTCATTAGCTAATTCGCTATTTGTCTTTTGTCTTTCTTGTTTAGTTGGATCCCAATAGAACTCCTTTTCTACCCACAATTTCTTTCCTTCTTGGGTATATCGTCCCGTACTCACCCCGATAAGCAAGCATGCAAAAGGATTAGAAGCGCCATAATCAATAGAGGAAATCCAATATTCAGCAGCTGCAGGCGGCCTGGGTACGACATGTATTTTCTTATCGAAGAAGTCAAAGATCGCGCCTTCTGCAAGACACCACAAACCAAGATAATTA